GAAGATGATTCGGATGATGACGATGAAGACGAAGAGGAAGATTTCACATGAATCTATTTGCATGGATTTTCTCACCAAGTGCGGTTGATTTGATTGCTCAAACGACGTGGCCCTATCCCGCGAATTACGTGAAGGCCCAAATCGGGGAAATTCGTTTTCGAAAAGGGACGGCAATCGCGATGAACGATACGACCATTTTCGAGCCCGGTTGGAAGCGTTGTAGCGCCCAGGATACGTTAATCGGTGATGATGCTTAATAACAAGTTCGGTGCTTAGGTAGGGCATGCGACCTATTTTGAGTGCCGAGGGCGGCGACTAACGGGAAGAGCCTAATAGCGATGACTCCCGGGTGTATAGAGTGCCAAAGCGTGGATGAGCTAAAGGGGACGAACCCCACAAGATGCCTTCCTGATAAGTCTTTGCCGCTTAAAGCCAGTCGCCGCTTTTAATTAAATTTCGGGGTTTCGGTGAAGACAGCTCTAATCACCCCTTGTTTTCTCGAAGGGAAAGACGGATTCGGTAACGATCGATTTCTGCGTAACAAACGCTATCTCGATTTCTATCAACCTTTGAAAGCGCGTCTAAATATCGACAACATTTTCTTTTTCGATAACGCGTCCGAACCTTGGGTGATCGGGCTTCTCATGAATCCCGACGGCAAACGCCGTGGCTACACCGTGGTTGATGACCCCTACACGAGATGGTGGCGGACAATCGAGACCATCAACGAATGCTCTAAGAAAGAAGATTTCTTGGTGCGCTTCAATCAAAGACTTTACGCAGGGCCCGGTCCTGAAGACTACCCTTATTGCTGGCGAGTTCTTTACGCGATCGAGAATCTCATCGAAATTGGCTATGAAAAGATCATCCACATAGACAGTGATTGTTTCATTCTGAGTGATCGGATGATGAAACTAATCGGTAGAACGACAACCGGTTGGAAGGCTATGTGGTGTCCAACTTATCAATTCCCAGAATCTTCCCTTTCGGTTTTGTGTGAGGATGCCTTTCCACTCTTTAAGAAGTTCGTAAAAGAAAAACATTGGCCTTCTCGTGTCGGTCAAAAGATGGAAACGACTTTACCTTATACTGAGATTATCAAAGATGCAGTAGGCGACAGATACGGGGAAAAGGACCCGCCGCCTTACCAAAACTCGGATATGGATTTCTATGCTCAAGCACCATTGAGTGTTGAATTAGAATTCGGTCGGTTCAAATGAGCTTACTTGGCATCTTCCTTCTCATTGGTGTGGCGAATTGGGCCCAACACATTATGCTTTGCCCGACTTGCCGGGGACTGGTTTTTTCGATCAGTAAAGGGATCACTGGGCTATTCTTAGACGGGGCTGTTCACTGTTTGGGCTGGCCCTTTGACGCCATTCGCCTTTTTAAACCAAGTAGTAATGTGCAAATCGAAGAAATCGCTTTCATCGATTTGACTCGTACCGAAAACGAATCTGAAGAAGATTATAAGAAACGCATTGCTGAAAAGATCCGCGAGGAAATGGGTAAACATGAGTAACGTTTCGCATCCGAAGCATTACAACAGTGGAAACATCGAAGTGATAGAATATCTAGAAGATCAATTCATGAATCGCCCTCATGAATGGAATGCGGTGAAATATCTTTCCCGCGCCGGAAGAAAAGACTCTGCAAAAGAGATCGAGGACCTTGAAAAAGCGATATGGTACATCAACCGGAAAATCGAGCTTCTGAAATCGGCGAAGGAAGGGAATCGTCCGAGACGCCCGAACGATATGAATCCACACCCATCTACTTCTGTGACAGATGCCTCGACTTCCGTGAAACCCGAACCCCCGAAGGATACTGCGAATCCTGCACGTTGGTTCACCGGAACTTGGCGCCGTGAAAACGGAAGAACATTTTTTGAATTAGCCGATAATCTTCAACGCTCTTGGGTCGATAAAGTTGTTGGACGTTCCATGTATCTGACCGAAGCTAGCGTCGACTCAAATACGTATACGATCCCGGTCGTCGGCGCTTGGTACGAGAATGCCGATACACAATATTTTATTCCTTCTCAAAAGTTAGAATGTCTTAAACCCCTCTATAACAAAGTCATCACAATGCGAACTTCCGGAAAGGCACTATGAATTACGACACACGTTCACACCATCGGCATCACGTCATCTTGGCTTATAAGAATTTCAGCAATGACTGCAATGTTTCCCACATTGGTCTTGGCGTTACGGCGGCCTATACGGCGAAGACCCTCAACCATCACGGGATCTATACTCAGGCGAAGCCTGTTTTCGGGGCCGATGATCTTTCGGTCTTCATCCAAAGTCAGGAAAGCACGCCACGCCCTGTTACCCATGTTGTGATTATGGCCGGATGGGTAGCAACGGTTTCACTAGCCGCTATGGTGCGCCAATTTCCCCACATTACGTTTGCGCTCAATTGCCATTCGAACGCGGGCTTTTTGCAGGCAGAACCGAATGCCGTGAAATTAGAGCGCGAGGCGATTGATCTTGAAACGGGTCTTCCCAATTTCCACGCCTGCTCAAACAACAAGCGCTTCTCTGAAGGGCTCATGAAGATGTACGGGCGCCCCGTGCAGTTTCTTCCGAATCTTTATTTCCTTCACGGGCAAGAGCCGATTCATCGTCCGAAGTATAATGGTGGAACACTCCGTCTCGGCATGTTCGGATCTCTTCGCGTTTACAAGAATTTCTCGACAGCTGTTGCGGCCGGAATCGCGGTAGCGCACCAATTAAAGGTCCCTACTGAGATTTGGATCAATCGGGGGAGAAACGACGGAGACACAAATCCCGTTTACCAGACCGCCCTTGCTTGGACCCGGGGACTCCCAAACGTCCAATTGAAGGAGTATCACTGGGCTAGCTGGCCCGATTTTAAGCGCATGGTAAGCTCGATGAATCTTCTCTTCCAACCGAGCTATACCGAGACTTTCAACAATGTGACCGCTGATGGCGTTGTCGAGGGCGTACCTTCTGTGGTGAGCAACGTCATCGAATGGTGTCCGAAATCGTGGATGGCAAATCCTGATGATCTAGGTGAAGTAGCGGGAACAGCGATTCGTCTTCTTAACGATCACGACGCCGCTCAAGACGGGTACAACCATCTCAGGGAATACGTGAAGCACGGACTAGGGATTTGGAAATCTTTCCTAGGTCGCCCACAACCTATGCCCTATTTCCCTGGCGATCCGGGTTGGACGTTCTTCGGCGGTCAATCTCAATGAATGCAAAACAATATATGCAGACCCAAGTTGAAGTGATTGAACTGGGTAGAAGGGCACGAAGTCTCGATCTCGATTCTTTCTTGCGAGCAATTAATAATGCTGAAAATGTCATGCCTGTATTAGATCCAACCCTTTATAGGAAAGCAGCACTTAATTTGAGTTCGATCAAAAGATTGGCCGAATCTCTTCTCAATGTTAAGAAAGCATATGACGAAGTTTGGGAAGCGGTTTTAAATACGTCTATGTCGGGTTATATGGAGAAAGAGCCCATCAATGAAACCTGAAGAATTGGAAAATTTAAAAAGACGTGTCATGAGGACGGGCCAGCAAACTCGCTCATTTATCTTTCTAGAGTTCAACCATGACGGCACGACAAATCTCGAAGCGGGCGGCGCGCTTTGGGATCACACGATTCTGGCCGCCATGCTCGAACGAAGGCTTACCCATGCAGAGCTTGTAATTGCGGGTCTGATCCCAGGACAAATGATGCCCCCGCCCTCAACGCCGCCCCCAAGCGGGCCGATTAGACTTATTCCCGAGGGTCGATGAATCGACTTACGATGGACTTTGAAACGCGCTCGCAGTGCGACTTAAAGAAAGCGGGCGCTTTCAAATATAGCCTCGACCCAACGACACGCCCGACTTGCCTTGCGGTTAAATTCGCGGGCGAAAAGAAAATCCTCTTTCTGAATTTTGACGAAATAGGACGTCAATGGAAAGACGTTCCCAAAGAATTCAAGGAGCGTTGGGCGTACGCGATTCGAAATCTCTATCATTTTTCTGCTCACAATGCCTTATTCGAAACCTGCATCTACAAGAACATATTGGTGAGGCGCTACGGTTGGCCTGATATTCCTTTTAATAGGTTTCGCTGTACGGCCGCAAAAGCCGCGGCGTGCGCCTTACCTAGGAATCTTCAGGGAGCTGGCGAGGCTCTAGGGCTCAAACAACAGAAGGATAAACGCGGTTACATCGTCATGATGGCGACCTGCAAGCCGACACGCCAATGGACCGCTTGGGCGAAAAAGAAGCTCGATCCCGAACCGCCCATGTTCATTGAGCCAAAAACTCATCCAGAGATATTCCTTGATCTCTATAATTACTGCATGCAGGACGTACGAGCAGAAGAAGCTGTTGATTTAACGCTTCCCGATCTCAGTCCTTTTGAGCAACGGGTTTGGTTCTTAAACCAGCAAATCAATTGGCGCGGGCTCAGGGTCGATATCCCGCTCGTAAAAAAGATCGTTGAGATGCTTGCTATTGAGAGTCGAATTAAAACGAAAGAACTCGATTCCCTCACCATGGGTCTTGTGACAAAGCCCGGGGCCCGGAATTCCATTCTTGAATTTCTAGCGCTCGAAGGGGTTGAGCTTCCAAATCTCAGGGCTAAAACCGTTGATGATTTTTTGGAAGGATTCAACCTATCTGATGACATGAGGAGATTACTTGAAATCCGAAAAGCGTTGTCCAAAACGTCCACGAAAAAATATCAAGCGTTCCTTGACCGCTCAAATTCAGATTCAAGAGTCCGAGATATCCTATTATATCATGGGGCCAGCACGGGTCGAGATGCGGGTACCGGTATTCAGCCCCAAAACTTCCCCAGGCCCGTTATATCAATTTCTACAGAACGCCCGTACCATCACGTCGAAAACGTAAAAGAATGCGATCGCGAAACGCTAAATCTTCTTTACGGAAATAGCCTCTCGATTCTCTTTTCCTCAATCATTCGAAATATGATTCTCCCGGGAATTGGGAAGAAATTGTACGTTGCTGACTTTGCAAAAATCGAAGTTGCAGTTCTTTGGTGGTTAGCTGGAAATAAACCGGGGCTCAAAATTCTTAGTTCCGGGAAAGACCCTTATAAGTACATGGCGGCGGCAAATACCGGAAAAAAATATAATCAGATTTCTGATGAAGGCGATGAGAGACAACTCGGAAAAGCTCAAGTGCTCGGTTGCGGTTTCGGAATGGGAGCTGATAAGTTTCTTACGACCGCTTGGGACATGTATCGCCTTGCGCTCACCAAGGCGCAGGCGCGGAAAGCCGTCACCAACTATCGAGAAACCAATCCCGCAGTGCCTGAGCTTTGGTCGGCTTATGAGGCCGCTGGGACAAAAGCAATTCGCGGTCCTGATCGCGTGGTTCATACAGCGGGACGATGCTCATTCGTAAAACGGGATAAATTTCTTTGGGTCTATTTGCCATCAGGGCGCCCGCTAGCCTACCGGGAACCCCGACTCGGAATGCGTGAAACCGAATGGGGCGAAAAGCCCACGATCGAATTCATGGCTGTTAATTCGAAAACAAAGAAGTGGGGCAGGGAGCGTACGTGGGGCGGCACTCTCACTGAGAATATCGTGCAAGCTACTGCTCGCGATCTCCTGAAAGAATCGGAACTCAGACTAGAAGATCGTGGGTATGAAGTCCTTCTTCCTGTCCACGATGAAATCCTTTGCGACAACGAAGAAGGCTCAGTCGAGGAGTTCACAAGGCTTATGACCGCACGTCCTACCTGGGCTGATGAAAAACTCCCACTCGACGCCAAAGCATGGTGCGGACCCAGGTACCGCAAATGAGAAAGACAGCGCCTCATAAACATATCAATCCCCAACGGCTTCTTTGGGAATGTTGTTTTTGCGGCAGTCTTCACGATATCGATGTTGATGCAAATAAGAAATTTCGTTTGGTCTGCGAGAAATGTAAAATTGGTTCTGCAGAATGCAGGGTCGCGATTTGGCCGGTCGGCCGAGGAGGATTTTTAGATGAGCGAAACTCAATTGGCAAAAGATGACTGGCAAAAAAGCCCACTTGGATCAACAGTGAAAGAAGTCTATTTTGAAACAGAAAAAGCAATGGGCATTTGGCCGCCCATGAATTCAGCTCACGAAGGCTACGCCGTTCTAGCAGAAGAGCTAGAAGAACTTTGGTGTCATGTCCGCACCAATCAAAAGAAGCGTGATCTTGGGGCGATGAGAAAAGAGGCGATTCAAGTTGCGGCGATGGCCGTGAGATTTGCACTTGAAGTGTGCAGCGAGGATAGAGGAAGGAAATAGGCTAAATGATTTGGTTTTCTTCTGATCACCATTTTGATCACGCGAACATCATCAAATACGACAATCGTCCTTTTAGCTCTGTCGATGAGATGAACGAAGAAATGGTAAAACGATGGAATTTACGCGTACTTCCATCAGATATCATTTACTATCTTGGTGATTTCAGTTTAAACCGTGCAGCGCTTAGATTCGTAAAGCGTTTGAATGGCATAAAATTCTTAATCCCTGGAAATCACGACCGATGCCATCCTGTACATCAGAATTGGGAAAAAGAACGTGGCGCTTATATAGTAGCCGGTTTTGCAGATATTCTGCCCGTCAGTGAGTTAATTGGAATCGGAAAACATTTCATACGCCTTTGCCACATGCCTTATCGAAACGAAAACGAATTTGACGTGCGCTACGCGGATATTCGCCCTCACGACGATGGTAAGTGGTTACTGCACGGCCATGTTCACACGGCTTGGAAAGTTCACGGAAAAATGATCAATGTCGGCGCGTGCCAATGGGACTACTTTCCGGTGAGTGATCTGACCATTCGTGAACTCATTGAAGGAGCTGCGGATTAAGTGCAACAACGTTTATGAAATTTAGCTGCGGCGGCGTGGAAGGACACGCCCGAGCCTGCGTGAGGGTCGTCGGCCCCGATAGAGCGGCAGGTAGGTGGTGGAGCGCCGATGCTCAGTGCACTAGCAGGTACTCAAGCCCTGCCCGCAGCGCGTTTTTGTCCCCAGAGGACACTACCGATGGAAGCTGAGTGCGATGAGTGTGAAGCGGGGATTCCTCTTCGGTTTGACCCTCTCTTCGCGGTGTGGTTTCACGACGAAACCGATAACTGGGTTGGCGAAACGGTGTGTATGAGAAAACAGTCTGAAAAGGAAAATAAGACTCTTCCGTGAGGCGCGGAAACTCCTTTT